GTGGTGTCGTCAGTGGTGTCGTCAGGGTCAGGCTCTTGCTTGAGATCTGGCTCTTCATACTCAGGTGCTTCGTACTCAGGTGGTTCGTACCCCGTATCCTCTTCGGGTGGAGTACCGTCTTCACCTACGCCAAAATCTTCGCGTGCAGTAGAGTCTGGGTTAAGCGTTTCAATGCGGTCTAAGAGCCTGTCTATCTGTTCAGACGTTGCATTTGGATCACCAAGTAACCCATCCAATTGAAGCATTAACATGTTTTCAGAATAGTCAGATACATTATCTGACGCATATTCTTCTGATTTGCCTATAAATGCGGCTAGATCTTCTTGTGTTGGGGCGTACCCAATGTCCGTAAAATAGGCTAGGGCTTCTTGGTTAGTAACGTAAAGAGGGTCAAATACGTTAGAACGTAATGCACGTAGTACGGTATCTGCTTGCCCTGATCCAGTTTGGCGTGCATATGTAGCAGCTTGTTCTTCGGTTAACGTCAAACCTTCACGAGCTGCGGCGTCTATGACTTCTTGCGCGTCGATGTAGCTGCGGTCTACTAGATCTGCAACGCTTGCTTCTAAGCGGTCTTCGGCACGGTTGCCGGTAAACGCAAGTATGTCCGCTTCAGTAGGCTCATAATCTGGGTTTTCAGCTTGAAATGCGTCTCTGGATTCGGTGTATGTGGTGTAGTTGGCATCAAACGCATCATTCAACAGGCTAGTTTGTAAACCGCCATACTCATCACTGGTTATGCCAAACTCTGCTAGGGCCGCTCTAGCCTCTGCATCGTTAATTAACCCGTTTTTAGCGCCTTCTATCGTAGCATTTACACCCGCATGAGTAGAACGTATAGCCCCAGCTAAAGCATCCTGTGCGCTATTAATACCCAACACGGCTGCTGTGACTCCGCTACCACCAACAAGACCTCCCATACCTGAAGAAGCTATTGCAGCGCCCCAATCGCGGTTTGGGTCTACCGAGGTTAAAAAAGCCTCTAATTGTGTGGCAGTTAACGCTTCTTCTACGTATTCAAAAAGACCCTCTGTACCTATAGTTTTTGCGGCTTGCAATCCTGTAACAAGGGAGTCTCCAGCATCAATACGATCACCTAATTCTTTTACCGCTTCTGCTACTTTTGGATCTAAGGTGCCTTTTTTACCACCCAATAAAAACTTATCTAACGCTTCGCCACCCATACCATAAGAAATAAGCGACAGCACAGCAGCGGTGCTGCCATTAAGCATTGCAGCGTTATGGGCAAACGCGTGGATCTCATCCATTTGCCCTGCAAACAGCCCATTTGCATTAAGTAAATTGCCAACAGGTATGCCAGCAGCTTGCATAAGAGCTATTGTAGCTTGATTGTTTTCTTGTAACTGCTTTAACTTTGCATCGAATGCCTCGTCATAAGCCCCGTCAGCACTACCCCCAAAAGCCTCACTAGCATCAGTAGCGGCAGCGGCGGACATGCCCGACCTTATACCTATTTGGTTTGCCGCAACCTTGGCAGAAGTAGATACAGCGCCCTTACCTGCAACTTTTGCTGCGGCTAATGTGGCCCCCTTTGCTATTGCTCCTACACCCCCACCCACGAGTAAGGGGCCGACTTCTTGAAAAAACTCTACTCCTGCAATCTCAGCCAGCATGATAGTTGGATCGTCAACAAATGCGTCTGCCCATGCTTGAGTGGTATTCCAGAACCCCTCTGCCTCTTGTATCGTGCTCCACATTTCTTTAACACGATCTTGGTACCCTTCGGTATTTGCAGAGTCACCGAGTTCAAGAAGTTTGTTTACCTCTTGCCCAAATTTTAAGTCGTCAGGGCGTTGCCCAAATAAATAGGTAAGCCCCAACATGGCTTTGGTAAAGCCCGCACCCGCACGAATCATGTTTGCCGTAGTGTTGACTACACCCGCTTCTAAATCAGCGGCTAGCTCACGGGCTTTTGCCTCATCCATGCCGGAAGCAAGCATAGCGGGTAAGATGTTTTCAGACACATTGTTAGCGGCTTCTACAGCATCTTGCGCCATTTCGTAGACGCTAATACCGTTAGCCGCGCTTTCTGTGCCATTTTCTTTGACGTATTCAACGCTTTCTTTATTACCTGTAACAGAATCGGTGCGGCCCAGCTTGTCTGTGTACGCTTCTGGGTCGCTGTTACGTAGTTGTGCAAGCTCACTAAGATCTAACGCAGATACAGCGTCTACAAGCCTACCAGTAAGCTCCACACCAGACTCTTCTAATAGCCTTAGATGACTGTAGCCTTCACCACGCAACTCTACATAAGCGTTCATAGCGTCTAAACGAAAGTCTGCGGGAGCAGAACTACCTCCGCTAGCACGATCTTCTTCGTACATAGCATTAGCTATTTGGTCTATTGCTAACCCAATAGATGCTGCTCTAGCTTCTGGAGACATTCCGGGCAAAAGTTGTTCCGTGGTGTATTTTGTGCCTTCAATGTTTAATTCAGTTACCCCGTTAGCAATAAAGGTATTTGCTACAGAGATATTAGAATCTGCGATTCCAGAATCTTCTCCAAAATTAAGTGTGGTAGCAGGAGCCTCCGCTCCGAAAGACTGCTCGAATAATTTATTAAGCGCCTCTTGTGGGTTTAATCTATCCCCTAAAGAAATCCCTGCTGCGTCAAGATATGCTTGAAACTGTGGGGCATCTATAATTTGATCGGCAAGTTCAAGTTTTTGTTCTAGCGGTATGTCTTTAGTGTTACGAAAAATGTTAGTCCACAAAGAAGGTCTTTCACTAAACCTTATCTGTAACCCGTTAACATCTTCAAATATAGGAACCCCGTTTTCATCGACTAACCCAGCACTGGGTTTATAGCCTCCTAATACTTCAGACATTTCTGCGGCTTCTGCCGCTTTCCTATCAAAAGCAGCGATACCGTATTTGCGTATGTACTCCTCGTCAGTTAAAAGATCAGAAAACTCCTCACGCTCTAAATCCTGTTGTGCTTCAGTTAACCCTGCTACACCTCCAGAGCCTTCAAACTCGTAATTAATACCTTTCGCTGCCGAGGCTATATCTGTTTGACTTGGTGAGAACAAACCACCTAATGCTTCACCAGTGTCGCGTAGCACCTCGCCCATCTTCTCGAAGAAGTTATCTTTGTTTACGCCTGCTATGCCACCACCAGATAAGATGTACTGCCCCAATCCAAAAGCCAAGGCTCCATCAAGATCCATACCTCGCGCTAGGGCCGTTTGAGTTCTGACTAAACCACTTACCAACAGATTTTGGTTTACGCCTGCTCTATCAAGAACTTCTGAAGTAAGACCTACTTTATCAAGAGCGATAGTGGTCAGATCTGGGCCAAACGCTGCAAGAAATCCCGCGCCTACATTACCAGTAGCAGCACCCGAGCTTATTTGCGCGGCTGCATATATTACTTTTGCTTTAGTGTAGTTATCCGCAAGCTGTGCGGCAGTAGAGCCTGCTTTTATAGCCGCTGCATGTTCCGCAGTGCCGGGAGTAGCTGTTGCTTTAGCGTTACCTAACTGTTGAGCAACAGTTGATCCCACATACGACAGTCCTGCGCTTTTAAGTATGTCCTTAAAGTCACCACCAGATACGGCTGTTGTAGCAGCGGAAACAGCAGCGGTAGCGGTAGCTATTTGCGCGGTAGAATAAGCAGCAGCGGTACCGGCAGTGGTAGCGGTGGCGGGGACAGCAGCGATACCGGGTGTCACTCCGCTAGCTTTTAAGAGCAACTGAGGCGCAAAATACGCCACTGCTACAGAAGCTAAGATCTTAAAGACTTTGAAGGGGTCATCCCTAGCCTTATAAGTACGTATCTCTCCGAAACTAAACGGGTCGTATAGATACGTAGAACCGTCTTTTGTCTGTCGAATAGGAGAAACATCGTATTTGCCATACAATGCTTGAATCATGGGGTCTTCGGTAAACGTAGCTTGTAGTGCGTCTTGATAATTCATCCCGCGAGTCATCATCAAGAAAGGAATTTGATCTTGGAGGATAGGTTCAATAAACGAGTGAAACTCGTTTAGTTGCGTGATAGAAGAACCCGTATGGCTTTTTAAGTTACCACCAAACCTATTTCCGTACTGGGCATTTAAATTTTGCGCTATAGGGGAAAAATCTATTCCATAGTACCCGCCAAGAACTGTGGCTACCTGTTCAGGAGAGTCGGTAATAGCCAGTACCGAATAGGCGCTCTGCGCTTCTTCTTCAACGCGAGCCTTACCTACCTCATCGCTACCAAACTTAACGTTACCAAATATATCTAGTAGGTATTCGGGTGCATCTGAGCTTTGTATGTAATTCTCAGCCGATGTATATGCTTGAAACCGCCCGTCTCTTCCTCTACCACCGCCTACATTAAATTTAACGCCCTCATACAAATCACGTTGTGCGGCACCGACCCCAATCTCTTTTATCGTAGATTCCAAAAAATCTTCGAAAGTATCGTCGTACCACCTGTCAGTATGATCTACAGCGTCTATTTCATAGTAATCAGCGCCTTGCGATAACGAACCCCTAAAGTTGTTAATAACTGCTTGAATATAGTTAGTAGCCACTACGATACCTCCAGCAAGCTAGCAACAACGTGTAACCTGTTAGCAGTAGCAGCAGTGACTTTTAGGATTTCAGACTCTTCTACCACCAGAGGCGCGGTAAGTAGTTCTACTGTGGCGTTAGCACTGACAGCTCTAACCTTGAACAAGCTAAATACTGCGCTATCAGCATCGGTAATAGTTACAGTTATAGTATCTGCGTTGCCAGAGTCCTCTGACACTAGAATAGATTTAACAATGCCTCTCTTCGCTGTCGGGCATGTGTACAACGTGGTTGCATTGGTAGTAGTGAGATCTACTTTGGCATTTCTGTACAGATTAGACATTAGCTAAAAAACCACCCAGCAGCCTGCGCTTGAGGGGACGTACTAGCGTCTCGCACAGCCTTATCTAATTGAGAAAAATACAGTCGAAGTGCGTTATTGAACTGATTAAAGTCGCGCTGGTTGTACTGCTGTGGTGGATTCGGCAGTACAGGTGCTACAAAATCTATGTCATATCTGGTGGTATCTGCGGGCATTACCGTCTCCCATCGGGACGTATATCAAGTCGAGGTGCCCCTAACTGCCACTGCACACCCAAGTCTGCGGATTGTACCTTTATAGATAGCTGTCTACCACGTACGCGGGTGTTTACTTGTGTAGTGTACTTCTCAACCGGCACTGTCGCAGAACGAGTTACTGTACCACTACTATCTCCACCTTCAGATGCAGGGCTACTAAACCCAGATCCAGAAGACTGTAGCGGTAGTAATTCTAGTGTTGCGCTAGGGCTTTCTGCTGTAGACCCATCAAAAGTTATATCGGGCAAGATTCGGCGTATAAATGAGAACCTATCGCCGTCCTCTATATCAAACTCACCAGAAGTAATGAACGCCGTAATAGCTGCTCTCGTTCCGCTCTCGTTGTCATCCACACCGTCTTCGTGCGTGACTAGATTGTTACTGTAAGTAGCCGCAACGGGGAGTTGGCGTATGCCAGTATCTAGCCATGCAGACCTAGCCAAGCTGCCAAAGTACCAAATCTGTTGTGCATAGTTGTAAACAATATACTTATCTACGGTTGTTGATCCACTAGAGGGGTAGAACCACCAAACCTCATCAAAACCCTCATTAGTACCCGCAAAAACCTGCTCTATTTGTTCTTGGTTTATGTCGTTAAAAACATGTCTTTTTAGAGCGCAAGGTAGATTTTTAACTCTGCCATCGTACATGTAGAAAGAATCTGCACCCATCCAATAAGTTATGTCGTCGGCGTACACTGCGGCGTTTTGTGAGGTTATAGATACGTTATCTCCAAGTAGTTGAGATCCCCACACGGCAGGTGCGCCCACATACTGTAGAGAATAAAGGGCTGAATCAGTCCACACTAAAATTTCTTGACGAGACTGTAGGGCAGTTACTATTTTTGACCCTTTAGAAAGGCGTAAATCCCCCGCTTGATTATTAGCTGCGGGCGTCCAATTTGCAGCACTTTCTTGATCTGACCACCTAATCAACATCGGATCTTGCACAGCAGACCCTAACGTATTAGCACCAAAGCAGAATACAAACCTACTTACATCTGACACAAGGATGAAATTTTGTTTTGTAGGGGTATTAGAAGCGCCTGCTATAGAAGATAGCTCTACTGCGCGTGTAGTAAGTCCATTGCTAGCATCCCAATAGTAGATACTGGCACTACGAGGGCCAAATATAAGGTCTTCACCAAAATTAGATTGACTAAACAAGCGCAAAGAGTCCGTAGAAGTGGATCCGTTACCCCATGTGCCTTCGTTCCACCCTCCAGCACCCCAACCTACTAAAGGTACAGCAAACTCTGGGCCTACATTTATCTGGTATTTTGCTGTTACAGATCCGCCACCAGTAGCAGAAGACGAAGCTGCACTGCTTGATTCTATGGTGTATGTATTGCCGGTAGAATACGTTATCTGAAACTCGCCATTTAGGGTCAACCCACCTACGGCAGATGCTCCGCTAAACGTAACAAAATCACCGTTTATGTAGCCTCCATTGGCATCTGTAACGGTCACTGTGGTAGACCCACTAACAGTCGTAAAAGGATTAGTAAGAGATACACCAGACGGCGTGCGTTCAGGTGTTACGTCAAAATAAGTACCGCCTTTTTCTATGTAAAACTTTAAGTTTGTACCTACCCCTAACAGGTTTTGCCCTTCTAAGGTAACCCAGTTAAACAAAGAGCGAGAAACACCTAAAAACGTGTTACCAGATATTTGCTCCCACCCACCTATTTTTTCAGGAAATCCTGCACGAAAACGCACTTTATCGCAGTCAGCCCAACCCTGTTCATCTACATAACGAGTAACTTCTTTGTTTACTCCGGGTTTTAAGACTACTTTACGTAACGTCATTATTTGTACTCGCCTGATCGTATAAGTTCAGTAACTTCTACTGCGCGATCCCCCACCTGCTCTGCCCACCTGCTATCCATAAACTCGTCAGCAGCTACATCGTATTGTTCACGAGACATAGCTTCTAAGGCTTTAACGAACCCTCGTAGTCTGGTCAGACCAAGATTGAAGGATAGGTTAATCATCGCGTCACGACGAGGTTTACCCAAAGACCCATACCAGTCGTACGTTGCCCTTAACTCTGCATCGCAGCGTTCTATGTCATTCATTAACAGGTATTCGATCTCATCATCGGAAAGACCAATACCGCCGTTTTCGTCCAAATTGCGCCCGACACCTACAGTTATCATGTTTTCTGAGCATTTGTACGCATGGCTACGCACACCCTCATGCCGTTTTAATGTTTCTACAAGTGGCCCCATGAATGTCACCATCTACCTCTCCCGTGCTACGGAGTTAACTTTCTCGTAGCTTCTCATTGCACCCAATCCGAGCATACCCATCATAACGGGCACAAGAAGCGTTGTATCTACCTCTGGCACATCTACCCAGATGCTGATTATGTTGGCGATGATAGTGTTGTAGAGGAGTCCCAGCGCACAGATCCAACCAATAGCAGGTCGCCACCCAGCAACAAACAAGCTCTTGTGTGCAGCTTCCATCTTGTTGATTTCAAGTTGACCCTTGAGAGCTTCTTGGGCGTGGCGCTCAGACATAGTTGAGATCTCATGGGCCAAGGCATTCTTTTGATCCTTGTCCTCTATGAACTTGTCCAGTAGTCCAGTGACCGGCCCAACCAGTGATGCAACAATACTCATAATCTATTTCCTATTTGACCATGCTTGTGCGCCAAA